CCTCCAGTAGCTGATCAGTTGCCCCCCCCCAGGTTGGGACCTGGGAGGAACCTCAGCTCGTAAGACGCTCGCGACATGTGGTCCATGACAATGGGCAACTGCCCACGGGTGCACTGGTTCCCCAACCAGGTCATGACATCCCGCCCACACGCGCCCCTGCATCCTACCTAGTCCTGCCAGCTCAGGTGGTGATACCTGTCACTCCCTCCACGTCCACGACATCGTGGTACCAGAAACTGCCAAGTGATGTAGTGGCCGGGGCTCCCTCAACTGCCACAAACATGACAGTCTGGGCGCTCCTGTCCATCTGGTCTGCATTAGAGCCTGCAGGTGAGGCATTAATATCAAATCGCTTACGCCTCAACCTGGTGGGGAAGGGAATCTCAGTCTCCTGCCAAACAGGGAACGAGACCACATTACCCAGTGATCGAACGGCATTAATATAAGCTGAGTAGTTGGTGGGGGCATTAGTAGCCAAAGTATTAAGTGTGGTCACCACCTCAGGATTATCAGTAAAGCCAACGATCACACGCCCAGCAGTGGTAAAGCTCACAGAGGGCTCCCACTTGACGCGCGTGCCAGGTAGAAACTTAGCGGTGCTGTAGTAGGACACAACAGCAGCACCAGCAGCGTTAGTCAAGTCACCGGCATAACCGGGAATATAATAGCGGGCATTAGTGCCCTGGTTTGTCCCAGAGCCGGTGGTAAGACTACCACCAAGCGCTGAATATTTAATGATGGCATTAGTTCCGGATCCACTCAGCATGGGCATGCGGACGCGACGGCGTCGCACACCTCCAGGCACAGGCGTTCCTCGTGTCATGATCGCAACAGCGTCAAAGGGTTCAGAGAATCAAGCTGACGGGGTGGGGGGTTCCACGTCACGGGGGTCACAGAGCTGACATCAGTGATGGAGTCATACATGGCCTCCAGGGCCACCTGCTGATCCGGTGTGACACCAAAGGCAAAGTAGAAACTTGCCCTGGCCTCATCCGTGATTCCACAGGATCGCACCCCACGAGACCAATAGTAGGCCCCACACTCATTGACCCGCTCTGTAACCCCGTCACGCTGCACCTTGCCCACGCGCTCCAGGATCCTGTACCAGGCACTCCACACAGGTACCCCACTTGTCAGGGCCACACCGCACGAGGCAACAGCATTTGCCCAAGACCGGAACCCGACCTCAGTACTCCAGTCCACCAGAGAGACACAATCCTTGCTCATGGCTGTGTGTGGGTTGCGAACCATCCGCCAGCCATTACCCAGGCGCACTGGGTGAAACTGGCAGAACTCAACCTCCTCAAGCCGGTAGCAAGGAGCCTCTCGAGTGAGCGTGAATCCGAAGTCAAGGAACCAACGGTCTAGGCCGCCAAGCCGACCCAGGTCACCAGCCCCCACGAACAGCACACAATCATCCCCATTGTTGGCGAGGCGGAACTGAATCCCTCGATCCTCACAATAGGCGATGACTATGGCTGACATGATAAGACAGTTTCCCATGCCGGTGTTGATGTCACCACTCATACGGCACCCTTCAACAGTGTAGTCCACCCGCTTACCCTCGGTACGTCCAATCCCTCGATTGACCAACTGCCAGCGCAGCAACCTACGTAGCTCCTCGGACTGGAACACCGCGTTGTACACAGAATGCTCCCACTCCAAAGCAGAGCGGGAGACATGCTGGTCGAACCGTGATGCATCCAGCCCAACGGCCACAGGATTGCTGAACGCGGACCAGTGGGCAAACAAGGTTTCTCCAACCTGGTCAGCATTCATACCCTTCAAAATCACCGGGGCACCACAAACACGAGCAAACGCTCTGCACAATGGCTTCTCGAACAACTTGAGGTAACGTCCAACCTCAACATTGTAACGAGGAGAGCGTGGCTGTATGACGCGTGGAGCAGGGTCAACTTTGGAGGTAAAGTTGACCTTCTCAGCCTTGATGAACGTGCTTACATAGGAGTCCCGTACAGTCAGCCTCCGGACCATGAGGCTATCGACTGCCCGCTGGTAAATCAGACGCTTGCGCCCGTTGTACAACTGAGGATAATCACCCAGAGGCACAACGGGGGTCGGGGGCGCCTTCCTTACCAGACGCGAGCGCAAACTCGCGAGACGTCCAAACACTCCCACCAATGGCTGGGGGGGCTTGGCGAGCCCCTCATCACGTCGCACGTACAAGACGCGCTCAGTGATGCCACGCACCATGTTCTTGAGACAGTCCTCGTGCACGCCATAGTCGACCCCAGTCCCAAGGCCGGCTAAATAACGTACACGCCTTTCCCTCCTCCTCAAGCTACCCCGGTCGGGTTGGTCGCGCACCTGGAGCTCAGGTACAGGGGGAACATCCACCCCTGTCACCCGCGCACGACTCTCGACGGGGCACCCCTAGCGGGTGGCATACCCAGCAGTCCGGCGGCCTACTACTTCAACGTCGGCCGCAAACTCCTGTGCCACTACCGCACTCTTCATAGGCAGTAAGGCCAATTCAACCGCATACGTCGCATGCTTGATACGATCAACGACGCGCAAATCAGGGTAAGTCTTGCGCAGATACTCACGCACGAACTCACCAACAACAATGCGGTTGGCATTGTTATAGCGCATCTCACCATACTTCTCCTTGCACGCGCATGCGGCCTCAAAGGCCAAACGGGTAAAGACCCGACCATCCGGGATCTCACCACCCTCACATGCCCTGTCAAACCTGTCTACATCCTCCCTGTAGACAGACTCACGGGACCTGTACACCAGTTTGAAGACTAGCGCGAGGAACGCTACACACAAAAGAATGAGGATGCACATTCCTGTGTGGGTCTGGGGATATGGTGTGATGACCAG